TCTCTGTGCAGCAGTAAGTGGTGTGTATGCAGATTGTACACCTTTAACACCCTTATAAGCAATCATCTTATAAAGGGCTGGTTTATTTACTTTAGTTGCTACTTTTGCCATTTATTAACAAGTAAACATTGGACTAGGAACTGTGTATACTGCCCTACTATTAGTACCTACCTGTACATTATTTATTACTGGAACCTTGGTGTTAACCATCACTGTCCTAGGTGGTAATACTATATCTTTAAGATCAGCATCTTTCTGTGCCTTATAGGTAAACTGTGCCATTGCTGCATCTCTACTTTCAGTCATTGCTTTCAGTTGATTTGGTTGAGCAACGTTCCTCTGTGCCATTGGCACTTCATCTGATAGTGAGGATCCAATGATAGACTTTGGTACCTCCATCTTCTCGGATGGTTCCTTACCACCCTCAGATGCCTTCCAGAAGTACTTATTGATAACCTTACCACCTTTGGCATACTCCATTGTTGTAAGGTTAGTGGTTATATTGTGGACAGCACCACCCTTCATTCTCTGAATGACATCAGGTTCCCTGAAGGGTACTATTCCACCTCTACTCCTGTGATGAATAGTCTTAGTTATAACCTTTCCACCTTCTGCCTTCTTAGCAAGGTCATCCATCTGGACATCTTTACCTGGATCCCTACCTCTTATAACATCCCATGCAAATCCTATGGGATTCCTCATGAATGCAAATATCTTCTTAGCTGCATTGATGATGAAACCAATAGTATTACCTAATACCTTTATTACTCCACCTAATAAGTACTTGACGATTGGCATCAACCAACCCACTACATCCATTAATACATTACCCATCTGTCCTACAAACTGGAAGAAAGTACCAAAGAATTCTGTTATACCTGTCTCTTCAGCAATACCCTTAACTACAGAAAACAACATAGTAAACATCTTCTTGATAGGTTCAAAGAGAGGTTTAATAACTGGTAGAAATGTCTTACCTACCCACTCTCCTAAGAATCCACCTAAAGCATTACCAACTATAGGTCCAAATGGTCCTAAGAATGGTGTCAATAATGCAGCACCTATCATTCCACCTGCTGCCTGACCTACACCTGCACCAATTGCTTGAGTCTTATCCTCACCACTAGCGATACCTGATGCGATTCTAGTGATACCACCTACAACAGCAAGACCTTTCTGTGCACCAGGTTTCATCATCTTCTGACCGAAGTTCTTACCTCTCTGTAATTTGGTAGGATTCTTTACCCTGTTGTTAAATCCTGCACCAACCTTCTTTGCCTGTGAATGCTTACCCTGTGCTTTTAACTTCCTCTGTTGTCTCTCTACTGACTTCTTCTGAGCTTTATACTCCTGCTCAGTGTATATCTTACCAGTTTCCTTATCCTTATATCCAAACTTACGCCATTGCTCTTGCTTCTTCCATGTTACCTCAGCATCTGTGGTCTTATTAAAAAGACCCATTAACTTCTTACCGTCAGTGAATAGTTTTAATGGATTTAACAGGTATCTCAACCCTGCTAATCCTGCCATCAGCTGAAAGAATCCAAATATTCTACTGAATCCTTTCTTAGTACCTTGCTCATTGGTACCAAATAACTTAGTAAGTCCACCAGCTATCATACCGACGACACCGCCAGCTAACCAGAACACAAACTTACCTATGGATACAAATAACTGAAATACTTTCTGTGCTTTCTTTATATTCTCCTTATTTGTCAACCATTTAAAAAGACCCATCTTCACCATAAAGGTAAAAATAGGTGTCAGGAAACCACTCAGCATCTTCATAAAGCTGGTAGCTGTCTTCTTAAGCTCCTTACCCTCTTTCTTTTTCTTTTTCTCTGGTTTCTCTGTTTCTTCTAATTCTTGCTCTTTCTCTTCCCTTCGCTCCAACTTAAACATATTCTTGAAGCCTTTAGACCACTTCTGAAATACGTTTAAACTTTCCTTACCTTCTTGCTTCTCTTCCTTTGATTTGACCCTATAGTTCTTCCTTAAATATGATCTCTCAAACTGAATTAATTTATGTGTCTCTATATTATTGTTAGCAATACTGGTCATTGTTACACCAGTACGATTAATACCCTTCCGAATACTATTGAAAGATCCAGAATAAGCCCCATCATCCTTGATAGGTTTAATTCTAACAAAATTTTTAATTGCCATTATAGTGACATTTTACTTTCTTCTGCCTTTTGCCTTCTCTCTTCCTCTTGTATGTGAGCAATAAGAAGGTTCACATATACATCACGTTCCCACGGCATCATATTTTCCAACTCTGTTAAACTGTACTTGTGATGTTGCATTAATGCGAAGTTTGTCTTGTAGTAATTCTCAAGACTGTCATGCATTAACGCTACTCGAAAAAACTTGCTAGTCCCTCCAGTACCATATCACTCACTACTTTAGTTTTAGGGTTGGTCACCTTTATAGTATAAGACAACTTAGGCATTGTCTCGAAGAATAACTGAACCTTTTGAAATTGCTCGGCATTCAAATTCTCAAGGAATTCTAGTGCTTCTGATTTACTAAAGGAATCATATACTTCTTCTTGATCGTATACTTGACCTATACAACCAGCAGCTAACTCAAAGATATCATCTATATCGGGATTCTCACTAAGGTTTTGTTTAATGAATACATCCAATGAAGGATACTTCATAACTACACCAACATTATCATCTAATAAGATCTTTGCCTTATGCTCATCAGGAACCTCGACTCCCACTTCACCTAGAGGTACTGTTATGTTAACCTCTGTCTTCTCATCATCAGGACAAATTACTTTGAATTCACTTACCTCACCAACAGCAACAGATCTGATCTTTAAGAAGATATATTCAATCTCAAAAGTAGCGAGATCTTCAACCTTAGTTTTCAGGTTAGTGCAATTTTTAATGATAGTCTTCACTGCTTTAACCATCTGCTTGTTGTCTTGCGACTCCATAGCTAAGTAAAGCAATTTCTCTTCCTTAACTAGGAAGGGTCTATATGTGATTTTTGTACCTGTAACAGGTAAAGTCGCATCATACTCAGGTATGGATAACTTAGGTAAAGGCATAACAATTAATAATTATATTTCTATTTAGACACCAAACTGGGCTGCATCTTGCTGTTTAGCAGATATCCCAACATTCTCTAATGTACCAGTTGCACTGTTTATGTATCTATCAGGTGCATTCGGACCTAAAGTATCTGCACCTACTTGATCGAATCTATATCTCTCAAACTTAAACTTAGTACTAAACTTAACTAACTGTGTAGGACCATTATTAAATGTCACTCCTGCCATATCAAAAGGCCATGCACTAAAAAATTGCCAAACTCCTGTTACAGCATTCATTCTTTGCTTATATAAGGCTCCTACATCAGTAATTCCTTCCCAACTGACAGGAGATCCTACTTCCCACTTAGTTATCATAATATTAGTGGTATATTCATCATATAATGTGGATCTATTCTCCATATCAGGTGCTGCCCAGTTCATCCATTGCTCAAAGAACTGACGATGCCACATCTGTTTATCTGATAAGAATGTAATATCTAACTCACCCATCTGCTGTCCTCTTGCATGTGAATATGCAGCACCTTGCCATGCAGCAGCCACCTGTGTGTCCTGTATTCTCTTTCCAGGTATTGATACCTGATCAGCAAGATAGTTGATCGACATGAAAGCATCCCTTCTATCTTTATTAACAAAATTTGAATTTGCTAGGAGACAGTTAGGGAGATAGATTTTAACGCCATAGAGATTCGACCTGGAAGGTTCTTTCTTACCAGTCTGTACCAGGTCTCTAAAAATCCCAAAATTATTGGCACTCATTTGAGTTTACTCCAAATTATGCTGCTTGGCACTTCCATAGTCCTACCAAGACCTTTCGGTTGTATAACAAATTGCTCAACTGGAAGTGGTGTCATATCATTCAATTCCTCTTGAGGAACATTATATGCCCTAGTGACACTAGACATAAAGTATTTATGATGGCAACGCATAGGATATGAAATACTACCAGCAGCCCATGTATTTGCCATACTTTTCCTACTATCAGGTCTCAGATAGTGCATATTCCCGCCAGAGAATTGCATCTTCTGATAGTCCACATCTGTGATTAGTACCATAGGAAAGGTATCCCACCACTTTAAATCTGGTGTCTGAGCTGAATAATTGAAAAATATAATATCACCCACAGTGAAACCACCAGTATAATCTTCCAACCCATATGTTAGTTGCTCTCTATACCACTGTTTAGATTGTGTTGCTCCTCCTGCGAGGTCTTTTACGTCTGTGAAAATACTCATACATTTAGATGGTTTTCTGTGAGTATAATAAATTGAAATCCTTTGTGTGCACAGAATTGCCGTGCTGCTCTCCATTTAGCAGAATTTACACCCCAAGTCTTAACTTCACTTAAAAAAGTCCGTGGTTTCTTCTTACCACGTTTCGGGGGTTTAGTCTGTGCAGCTGGTTTAATTTCGATGATCGATTTGGCGATCCTTCCATCTTTAGTTCTCGCTCTGACATAGAAATCAGGATAATAACGGTGAATCCTATTATCCACGGGAGACTTATAAGGAATAATAATCTCTTCACTTCCCCACTCCAATACATTGTTATTTCGATCACACCAATGCATAAACTTTTTTTCCCACAAACTCCTATAAATAATATTGGTATGATCACCTCTATACTTATGTTTGTTTGATGGTCTGTATTTTCCTTTGTAACTCATGACAGCACCACTAGTATTTCCCAAGGCTAAACCCATAGGAGTTAACTCATCATCTAGTCGAGAAGCGATTACTAGTGAATCAGCGTTCCCTACTAAAGTCATTGATTATCTGAAATTTGATGTTTTTGATCAAAAGACAAATACAATGAAGGATAGTATATACTTATATTTACCCAAGAACTTAGTTGAAGGTCATAATGCTAAATGGGATAGTGTTAGTTTAGGACCAGCAGGTAAAGCATTAGTAGGTGCAGCAGCAGATGTTATTAATAGTGGTGGTGATGTAACTGGTGATGCAGTAGGTGAATCAATTAAAAAAGCAGCAGAAGCTGCAATGCCACAGTTAGGATATAAGGCAGCTGCTGATGTAATCAATACTGCTATTAGTGCAACTGGTGGAAGTGGTGGTTTAAGTAGAGATCAACTAACCTCAATCACTGGTAAGAAGATATTCAACCCATATGCTGAGGCAGTATATGGTGGACAAGCAGGATTCAGAGAACACTCATGGGATTGGCAATTAGTACCTAAGAGTGCTGATGATGTCATAACAATATACAATATAATAAAAAAATTAAGATTATACTCACTTCCAGGCAAAGGTAATAACAATTGGTTAACAATTCCAGAATATTTCCGTTGCACTCATGTTAGATATGTTGATAAAGGTGGTGGAAATGAATCTATCAGTAATCCTGAGACTGGTGGTCAACCTGGTATATTAAGTGCCATAATGCAATTCCCTACTAAAATGGTACTTAAGAACATAACAGTTAATATGACTGATTACACTTCATTGAAATCAACAATGCCAAATCAACAATTTAATGATTTTGGTGCTATGAATTATGGTTTGAAACTATCATTCATGGAAACTGCATTCCTCACCAAGGAAACATATCAACCAATACCAGCAGCAGTGCCTAGACAAGCCGCTGGTCAAGATAATTATACAGAAGACCAACAACAGTGGATGGATATGATCACTGACATGTTGGGTGACTTTGGACCAACTTACCAATCATCTAATACAGCATAATGGCATATTTCAGTTATTTACCTGATGTCCACGTAAGAACGTCTAGTTATCGTCAAAATAACGTAGACCCATTTACCCTTGCGAAGAATATCTTCAGAAGGATCAAAATACGTGAAAACTTAGATGACATCATTTTAGGATTTGACCAATATACTGTAAAAAACAACCAAAGACCAGATCAGGTTGCTTTAGACATATATGGAAATATGCAATATGACTGGGTTGTCCTACTTTGCAATAATATCATTAATGTGTATGAAGAATGGCCCATGTCCGAAGATGAGCTAGAAAGATATATTGATAGCTCATATGAAGAGGATGCAGATTCTATCCATCACTGGGTTACTCAAAGAATCACAGATTTAAGAGGTCGCACATTAGTAAAGGAAGACCGTATAGTACCAGAAACATATTCATATAAGAGACCTGATGGTACTCTTATTGCCAAAGAAGAGACTGTTAGACCTGTATCTGTCTATGATTACGAATCAAGTAAAAATGACCAAAAACGCAATATTTACCTTTTGCGTAAAGAGTACATAACAGCGTTTATTGAAGAATTTAGCACTTTATGCGAATATCTTCCAAATAGCGAAGTTGACGAAGCAGAAGGAATTAAGAGATCTAAAAATACAGTACAGGAACAGTTTATTACTGTTAAACCGACTTATAATACCAATATCGGTCAAAGCAGTTCTATCGAATTTGCTTCAGAAGCAGATTACTCCTCTAGGACATTTGATACTTCAGATCCAACTATTAATGCAGGTGACGTATTATCGGATGGTACTACTGTAGTTACTACATCATCATCTACATCATCATCTACATCAACAACTGGTGCACAAGATAGTGGCACTACATCTAACCAATACGGAAGTTCTTCTGGAGGATACTAACAATGGCAACTTATAGACAATTTATAGAAGAAGCAAGGAAAAAGGTCAAAGTTAAACTTAAAGATCCATCAAAGATCAAAGTTAAGGTAACTGATATCGGACCTGGTGGTAAAGAATATGTGAGAAAGAATGAGATAGATTAAAAAACCTCTAGAGACAAAAAAATACCCCCGATTTTTTCGGGGGTTTCTCTTGTTCGAAAATCGAAATAATATACGGACTTAACGTCTGCACCTTTCCCACTCGATTACATCACGACGCTCATAATAACCTGGTATCCATGTATTGCTGCGACCTAGGTAATGACCTGGTACCCAATACTTCTTAGTAATCGTAACCTCACACCTTCTACGATATGGACCATAATGTGGTCTTCTATGTGTGTGGTCGTAGTGCCAGTCTTGGTAATGGGGAGACCCATGACTGTGACCGTAATGATAAGACTCTGCAAATGGCTCCCAGAATTCCTTCCAAGTTAATGCTTCTGCTCTTACTGGTGCAGCAAGTAGTAGAAGTGGGAGTAGCAGTAGTCTTTTCATTTAGTCTTCGTTAGCTAGAGCAGCAAAATAGGAAAGATCTGGTGAGTCACCTGACTCTTCTATTTCTCCTATCTTAGCACCAAACCCTGACTTAGTGGGGGTAGGTGGGTCCGCTTTAACAACTGGACTAGTAAGAGGTGCTAATTGCTCATCCTCTTCATTTGTCTGTACCACAGGTCTTGCTGACTTGTTAAGAACTACGTTAAGACGTGCTGATAACTCCTCATAAGACTTAAAGTTTTTAAGGTCAGTAAACTCTTTAAGAGAATGCTGAGACTTCCAGACTGCTTCAAGTGCTTCATCTTCTAATCCACCTAACACTGAAGGTGAGTCAAACTCACTCTTATCATAGTTCCAGTAACCACCAATGGTCTGGATCTTGATCTTAAAGTTAGCACCCTTCCAAAGATCGAAAGGATTGATTGGACTTTCATCTTCAAACTGTGGTTGCATTGCTGATGCAATCTTGTCATGAATTTTCTTACCATACTTATATAAGAATACTTTACCTTCATTCTCAGGATGAAGTTGATCCTTAACAACATAGATGTTACTATAATAAGAAAGCTTACGCTTTTGCTTACGTGCAGTATCTTTATCTGCATCTAGTCCACTATTCCATAGTGTCCTATTCAATTCACCTACAGGATCCTTTTGGTTAAGTGTAGTAAGAGAATTCTCTATGTACCAACCACCAGTACCTTGAAATGCATGACTCCATACCTGTGCCCAAGGAAGATCTTCTCCATCTGGCTCTGGTAGGAAACGAACAACGGCATAACCGTTACCTGATTTGTCCACTTCTGGTTTCCAGAGTCTTTCATCTGGACCTCTGCCCTGAGGCTTGGACATGTTTTCAATCTGTTGTGTAAGCTTAGCGAACTTACCAGACTTGCTCTTTAATGATGCGAATGACATTAGTATTTGTCTCCGAGTTTGTATTGTGTTATATTGCTACTGGATTATAGTAGCATAGTTATTTAGGCTTGTCAACACCGCCTTTCTTGAGTTCCTGTCTCCATCCTCTCAACTTCTCTTCCATCTGATCTAGTACCATATTGAGATTCATACCACCAGAAAACTCTGTGGACATCATCTCAATCTTACTCTTGATTTCCTTTGCTGAATCATCATCCTGTAGCTCATTAGCTGCTAGTTGTAACCGTGCATAGAATACTTTCTGCTTCGCTACTAACTCCAGAGTTTTCTCAATGTGCTCTAATCTTTCTTGTGGATTAAATTCATTCAGACCCGACGACATCTTCAAGAGTTCAGTATAACACTCTTGGATTGCCTCTAGCTCCTCTTGCACTACTCCTGATTGGAAGAAACTGTCATTCATAGGTTTAAAATACCTTTACTTGTCCGTTTAATGTAGTTTAATTGTTGTGCATCCCATTTGATCTTATCTTTCAGTGGTTTAGAGATTAGTTTACCTACTGTCTCCACCTCTATCTCAAATTCTTCGCACACTGAGGCTACACCCTCAATATAATTTATAAGACCTTGACTTTCTTTAACTCTATCCTCAACTAATGAGGTAAACTTACCTTGTGTCATAAATTTCTCTTCAATTTCTTTCATTATTATCCCTCCAATATGATTCAATCCATTTAAGAAGGGTGTCTATGTAAGGTACTTTATCATACTTTTCAGCAACTTGCATACTTCCATCTTCAGCAACAGATAATGTTACAAGTTTATCTACCTCAATACCTGTTAATTCATAGTACATGTATGCATACGCTGCCTCTTGCACAAAGAATTTCTCTAGATGTTGCTCTTTCTTCAGGGTCTTAGTTGTCTTGAAGTCTATAATAGCAAGCTCGTTATCAAACTCAGCAATACAATCGACCCTGCCAGCAATGCATAGATTGCGAGAAAAAAGAGGGGCCTCAATAGCATGAATATTAGAAATACGATTAAGAGTCTCACGAGCAGACCTAAAAAGGTACGTGGGAAGACCCTTGCTCTCCTTATCTTCCTCCAATTCATTTTTTAAATACTTCTCCACTAAGTTATGATACTGAGTGCCTCGCCATGCAGATGACCGTCTGATCTTTTCTGCTTCAGCGAATCCAACTCTCTTCTGCCAAGCTAGTATACCATGCTTTGTAGCATTACCAACAACTGTTGTAACACTTGGCATCCATAGGTCGTCTATCTTATAGAAACGTCCTGAGTCAAGGGTCCTACTTGTAACCTCTTCTAGAGGTTTAGCAGGACCAACATAATTAAACATTAACTAAATCCCATTTCGTGTTTACTGATGAGGTATTCTCTTATGAATCCAGACCTCACGATATCATTGATACCGAACTCAACACAAGTAAATGATTCCAT